TACTCCACCGGCTCCGCCACCGCCACCGCCCGCGAAGTACAGTGGGTTATTAGTTCCCTCACCGCCGTTGTTACCTTGAGAAGGACTTACAGAGGGTGTGTTTCCTGCGCCACCAAATCTTCCGGGGCCGTAAGACCCCCCGCCTCCAGAACCGCCGTTTCCAGCAGTTTGAGGGACATACCCGCCTTTACCGCCACCGGCACTAGTAATCGAGGCAAATACAGAATTGTTGCCACCTGCCTGATCAAAACCACCTGCTTGAGCGCCGTTTCCGCCGCCGCCAATTGTAACGGTGTATTCAGTACCCGCAGTAACAGCAAGGCCCGTACCCGTACGGAACCCACCAGCACCGCCACCGCCGTAAACAGTAGCGCCACCGCCACCGCCGCCAACTACAAGATATTCGACTTCAGATACACCAGCAGGGGCTGTCCATATGCCAGAACCGTCAAAAATTTCTTTGAAAGCTTGAGTGCTTGAAAGATATTTAATGATGACTATGCCAGAGCCGCCGGAGCCATTTGTGCTTGTTTTAGAAGGTGTATTTGCGCCACCAGCACCGCCTCCGCCGCCAGTATTAGCAGTGCCCGGAGTTCCGTTCGTTACGGATGAAGGACTAGCGTTGCCGCCAGCGCCACCGCCGCCGGTTCCCCCAGTTCCTCCAGTAGTTGTGAAAGGAGCGTTAAGTGCTGCGCCGCCACCGCCGCCACCAGCATAAGTTACGGATGATCCAGAAAGAGATGACGCAGTTCCATTACCGCCATTTCCTCCGGTACCACCGCTTGCATTACTGCCCACTGCGCCAGCACCACCACCACCGCCACCGCTAGAATAAGTTGCGGCTGATCCAGAACCGCCATTGTTACCTTGAGACGGACTTACAGATGGCGTGTTTCCACTGCCACCCGCTCTAGCAGACCCTCCACCACCGCCACCAGATCCGCCACTACCTCCTACCGCAGCATCGGCGCCGCCAACACCGCCACCGGCAGAGGTGATAGTGCTAAATACGGAATCATTACCAGCAGCATTGCCGCCTCCCGCTCCAACGGTAACGGTGTACACAGTCCCCGCAGTTACAGAAAGCCCCGTACCGGTTCTAAATCCGCCAGCGCCCCCAGCGCCATAACGTGCTCCACCACCGCCCGCAACAACAAGGTAATCAACTTCGGTAACACCAGTAGGGCATTCCCAAGTACCAGTGGCCGTAAAAGTTACGATGTTATTAAACGTAGTGCCAGCAACACGTGCCAGCAGCAACATCATAATTCCGCTCATTAGGTGAGATTCCCTGATGCAACGCAGAGTGACGGGTTAACGAACAAGAACGTAGCAAGACCACGAGTTGCTAATGTCATCGTGGCTTTATCAGTGTTGGTTCCGGCGATATACGCAGTTGTAATCGAACAGGTGATAGTTACGTTACCTGTCGTATCGTTGTAGATAGATACAGCGTTACCGGCTGCAAATACATCGTTCGGCACCGTGATGCTGCCGCCCGTGCCAACTGTGACAAACTCACCAATGTCAGAAGTTGTCAGCGTATAAGAAGATGTTTTTGCAGAACCTGCTGACGGGATGTTGCGAAGGTTGCCTACACCATCCGACGAAGTGGTGAACGTCGCGCTTGTGCCAGTAACCGTTGTGATGTTGGCCGAGGTAAAGCTACCGTTGGTGTAGGTGGCACTTGTTCCTGAAAGTGTGGTTATGTTTGCCGAGGTAAAACTACCGTTCGTGTAGCTGGCAGTTGTTCCTGAAACCGTCGTGATATTGGCTGATGTGAAACTACCGTTGGTGTAGGTGGCAGTCGTACCTGACAGTGTGGTTATGTTGGCCGAAGACGCACTTAACGTCGTAACCGACAAACTGCTTGGAACCGCAGTTAAGTACGTCGTTGCTTCAACAACATCCGTACCGTTCGACACCAAGATAACTTTGGCACCTACTGCAACAGAAACGCCGGTCTGACCGGCCACTTTCACCGTCACCGCGCCAGAAGCGTTGTTGTAGATGAAGTAAAGTTTCTTGTTGGCAGGCACGATTAAATTCGTACTGGCTCCACCGGTTCCCGTCAGTTCAATAAACATGTTACGGGCGACACCGGTCGCACCGTTCGGGATCGTGATGGTCGTGTCAGTACCGGTTGCGACGGCCTGAGTGACGTAACCAGAGATGGCTTGCTCAATGAGCGTGCCGAGGTTCGTGTTTGTAGTGTTACCCCACGTACCGGCCTGATCGCCCGTGCCGATAAGCTCAAGGGCCAAATTAGTTGAATATGTACTAGCCATCTTTAGTTACCTCACGCCGCGATTTGCGTCCAGTTCGCGTTCTGGTTTGTATTAATTAAGCCCCATACGTTAGCAGCGGGCGATTGAGAACCAATACTACCTGTCGCAGATACCCCTGTAACTAGGTACGCAACTTCAACATTTACCGTACCAGTCTCGCCTGTTGCAGATACCCCAGTGACAAGGTACTCAGATTTTTGAACAACATCGCCAAGTTGAGCAGTCCCTTCAACGCCTGTAACGTCAAGAATTTGGTCCGTAACAAGCGATACTGTGCCAATTTCTCCGATCGCCTCAAGTCCGGTTACCGCCAGAATTTGTTCAGTAAAGACCGCTACATCGCCCAGTTCGCTAGTTGCTTCAAGGCCCGTTACGACCTGAGTGTGCCCAGCGATAACAATAAAGTTACCGATCTGGAACGTGCCTTCAACTCCCGTAACCGACAATATCTGTTCAGTGACAAGAGAAACGGTACCGATCTGTCCGGATGCCGAAACACCCGTAACCGGCACAATAAGTTCAAGGAAGACTGTGGCATCGCCTAGCTCCCCTGTACCCTCAACGCCATCTTCAATAACAATCGCGTCAGCAACGACGACTTCATCACTGAGGATTGCCTGAGCTTCTAGCCCTGTGACTAAAAGGATTTGCTCGGTAGAAACAAAGACCGTACCGAGTTCACCCGTAGCCTCAAGGCCGGTGACTGCAATAACCTGATCTGTGACAAGCGCAACAGTGCCTACCTCACCGGTACCGGTGAAGCTTACAGAAGCTGTACCCCAACCACCTTCACCCCATCCTGTAATGGAGTTCCAGCCGTCAAGGGCTACCACTACGTCTGTCACAGACGTAGCCTACTTAGGCGATGCGAAGAATCGCAGTCGAAGCAGCGGCAGCAGGGAACTGGATGGTGAAGTTACCAGCCGTGGAGGTCTTGTCACCACCAAAAGCCAGAACCGCAACAGCCTTATCACCTTGCGTGGCGTTGTAGATCAACGCGCCATTCGCCGTAATCGTCGCGCTCGGGAAGGTCAGATCATCGAAGTCGATGAAAGCCGTCGTGCCCGATGAAGTCGGAGCCTGCGAGATCGTCAGCGTCAAGCCGCCAGCCGGGTAGTTCGTGCCAGACGAGGACACTTCATCCGTCGTGCTATACGCCGTGGTAGCAGCACCCAACGTGGCCGAAGAAGTGAACAGCGCAAGCTTGAACACATCCGCAGCGGTCGAAGCGCGAACGACACCTGAACCAAAGTTGTGTACGCCCTCAAGGATTTGAACCTTGAAGCTCGTCGCCATTGCCTGAGTAATAGCCATTATAGGTCTCCAATTAAATGTGCAATTTCCGAATAACCCTGTTTATCTAGCTTTTTGCAAATCTCCTTACGCTCAATCTCTTGTGCTTCGGTAAGGTACTTCACAAGCCAATAGTGCAGGGCTTCTTTCGTATCAACGCGGAGAATACGGTTGGCCGCACGCTCTGCGATCTCATCTACAGTATGCCCGCGATGATCCGTGGTCTGTACAAAGACATCACCAATTTCTGTACTTCCGTTAAACATCAAGTCACCGGAATCCTAACTTGTCCAGAACGATATGCATCCTGACGATCCAAACCGTCGCCAAGACGTTTGAGAAGTCCTAACGACTCCTGATACTTGTTTTCGTAGTACTGCATCAAATCCGGATCACCTTTGAGATAGGTATAGCCTTCACGGATACAACCGTAAAGAAGTACCGTCTCAAAGTTATCGCTCAACCACGTATTACCTACGTTCACGATAGACGCCGGGTAATAGTAGTAATGCAGTTCAGCCGTATATGCCTGATCGGGAGTCGGCCCAAGGATCATGGTGTTGTCGTCCCAGATCGCGTAGTACTTGGGCTTGCCATAACTATTCGGCGGCGGATACGCAGCGCGGATGTAGTTCACATCCTTGTTCAGCAAGTACTCATACTCGCCAGTAATCGGGTCAATCACGGCCAGCGAAAACGTCGAAAGCCAGTCCGAGGGCAACTGGAAGTACGGGAAAGTATTTGTCATCGTTCCCGTGACGTTCTTACGGATGGCCGGGATTTGAACGGAGTTGTAAATCCGCTCTTCAGCTAACTGCACAAAAGTCGGGATATTCGCCACGAAAGAAGTTTCCGTGGACTGAACGTAGTCCTGAATCAGTGTAGAAAGCTGAGAGTAATTCACGGCGACCAGCCTGACCTGTACTTAGTGTTGTTCTCAAGGTTGATCTGCGACACGAACTTTTTGCCCTTCGTAGCAGCACCAGCACCCTTCATATCCATGTGGGTGACGCCCTTGTTCACATCCTTCTCCGGGTAGCCATTACGCCCCGTCGAGTCGGTGTTCGGCCTGATCTTGCCGGGATTCAGTTCTTTCATGGCGCTTACCTCGGACCCGAAGAGCCGCGCATCGGCTTACGTTGATTCATGACTTTCGCCATGCCGCGACCGTACTTCTTCATGTCGCTGTTGGTCTTGCCACCAGCACGAAAGCCTTTAGCGTTCTTGCCGTGAGCCTCGCTCGCCGGAAGTTTGGCGTGTTCCTTCAAAGTCATAGCCATCTCAGTCTCCTAGGTCGTAACGACCGTCACCGTTCCTACTTCACCGAACGGCGCTAAATCATTAGGCGTCAGTCCGGCATCATCCGCTCTGGCACCGCCCACGGGTGCCCAGCCCCATTGTATCTGACGGCTACCATTGGCACCGTCATTACCGACCGCAAAATAACTCGTATCCGGTCTCGGGTTCCGTAGAGCCTGCGGGTCATCCACAGGATACAGACCAAGAGACAACTGGG